CAGGCAGTTATACTGTTGACGGAGAAGTTAAACAATTCGCCAAGAACGGTGACACATTGAAGAAGTATAAGTTTATTGGTTTATTTCCAACAGACGTTGCTCCAATTGATGTTGACTGGGGTTCTAACGATTCAATTGAAGAATTCACGGTGAATCTATCATATCAATGGTGGGAATCCGTAGAAGATAACGTGGTTTGACGAAGGGGGAGCTTAGGCTCTTCTTTCTTAATATAGGATTATTATACAGTGGCAATTAAATTATTTGGTTTTACCTTTGGTGATAAAGAGGTCGTTCAGGTTCAAAACCCGAGCGAATCTTCTTTTGCTTTACCAACAAGTGCAATAGATGATGGTGCAGTTACTATTACAGGTAACGCACACTATGGTACGTATGTTGATTTAGAGGGTTCAATTCGTAATGAGTTAGAACTAATTACACGTTATCGTGAAATGTCTAATCATCCTGAACTTGAGATGGCTATTGACGAAATTGTCAATGAAGCCATTACTCGTTCAGAAGAAGGTAAGATTCTTGATATCGTTATGGATAATTTGAAACAGCCAGAAACAATTAAGAAAAAGATTCGTGAAGAATTTAACAACGTTATGCGTATGTTGAACTTTGCAAATCTTGCCGATGATTTATTCAAACGATGGTACATTGATGGTAGAATTTACTATCACATTGTCATTAACGAAAAGAATCCAAAAGAAGGCATTAAAGAATTACGGTACATCGACCCACGTAAAATTCGCAAGGTTCGAGAAGTAAAAAAAGACCGTGATCCTAAAACTGGTGCATCAATTATTAGCTCTATTGCTGAGTACTATGTCTATAATGATCGTGGTACTACAACGCAAACATATACTGCCCAAGTTAATCAGGGATTGAGAATTGCTTCTGATGCAGTTATCAACATCAACTCTGGTTTGATGGATGCAAAGAATACATTTGTTATTTCGTATATACACAAAGCAATCAAACCGCTGAATCAGTTGCGGATGATTGAAGATGCGGTAGTTATCTATCGTTTGTCTAGAGCACCAGAACGCCGCATTTTCTATATTGACGTTGGTAACTTACCAAAAGGTAAGGCTGAACAATACTTGCGTGACGTTATGGTTAAGTATCGTAACAAGATGGTTTACGATGCCACGACTGGTGAACTCCGTGATGACCGAAAACACATGTCGATGTTGGAAGACTTCTGGTTACCTCGCCGTGAAGGTGGTAAAGGTACAGAGATTACGACATTGCCAGCTGGTCAGAACCTTGGTGAATTAGAAGACGTTAAGTATTTCAGAAACAAACTGCTGAATGCTTTGAATGTTCCAATTGCACGTTTAGAACCACAACAATCTGGTGGTATGATTGGTATAGGTAGAAGCACTGAAGTAACACGTGACGAAGCCAAGTTTGCTAAGTTTGTACAGAGACTGCGTAACAAGTTTACTCACATCTTTGATGAAGCTCTGAGTGTACAATTAACACTCAAAGGTATTTGTACCCGTGCAGAATGGGAAGAATTTAAAGAAGATATCTATTACGACTTTCAAAAAGATAATAACTTTGTTGAGTTGCGTGATGCCGAGTTAATGCGTGAGAGAATTAATATGTTGACTTTGGTTGATCCATTTGTTGGCCGTTATTATTCTTCTGATTGGGTCAAGCGACACATATTGCAATTGACTAAAGAGCAAATTGAAGAGATGAAAAACGAGATTGAAAAAGAAGACGCTGATGGTAGTGGAGGTTCGGTGTTGCAACAAGGTGCAGAACCACCAGTATCACCAGACGAATACCCACCAGTTGACAATACAGCTGACCAGGATGCGACAGAATCTATGACACCAATGTTGGATGCCGAAGTAGATAAATACTCATCGAGTAAGATAAATAAGAAATAATGGAGAATAATTATGGATGTTAAAGAATTTATTAATGCTTCGATTGACGGTAATGCCGTTGAAGCACAACAAGCATTGAGTGATGTGATATCAGCACGTGCTATGGAAGCATTGGCTTCTCGCAAAACCGAGATTGCACAGAATTTGTATAACGGCAAAGAAACAGAAACAGCTGAGACACAAGAAGAAGCATGAAATCGTTACAAGAATTAAGAAGCATTGTTGAAGAAGAGAAGAAGGACTATTCAAAGTTCGATGCTCTTGTACGTGCTGGTTTAGGTAACAAAGCACAGATTCAACGTTTGCATAATATTCTTGACAAGATGGGTGAAGAAAAGCCTAACTTTAATAACGCAGATAAAGAAATCATACGTAATATTTTTAACAAGATGGTTGATTTGATTACCAGTAATCCAAACATCAATCGTCAAGCTCGCCGTGCGGTATCAGAAGAACTTGAAGAAAGTTTAATTGATAGTTCCGATTATAAGATTGGACCATCTGGCAAGAAAATTAAAGCGCATCGTATCGAAATTAAATCGGGTACTGAAAAGGCAAAAGACCAAGTGGTTGAAGCAGTTGAAGACAATGTAGTTCCACCATCGGATCCTCCATTTGTTTTATTGTTAAAACGTAGAGCAGTCAGATTGTTTCCTGATGGTACTAAGGTTGCCTTGTATTACAACGACAAACTTAAAAAAGTATTCTCAGTGCCATTCAACTCACAATACATGGGTTACAACTCAATGGCACCAGTCATTCAGGCCGAAGGCATGGACGAACAAGGAGAGGTGTTGGAAGAGGCTGTCATGGATACTCTACATAAGATTGTATCCAACAAGTCGGCACAAAAAGTTAAGTTTGCTTCTGGTGAAACGAGAACAGTTGACCATTTCACAGCATCAGCACTCACACAAGTTCATGGTGCTTTGAATGATAATAATAAGAAGAAGTTTGCAGATATGGTGCATAAGTCACCTGGTCATTTTACAAAGGCTGCAGATTTTGCTTTCAGTAAATCAAAATGACATTTATTGAAAGTATATTAAATAACAAACTAACCGAGGCAAAAGATAAATTATTTGCACGGTTAAATGAGGTTGCTTCTGAGAAATTAACAGAAGCAAAAGGTCATATTGCTCATATCGTATATGAAGAAGTAGAAGACTTGGATGAAGGCAACATTGTTAAAACTGGTAGAGTACAGAGAATCAAAAGACGTATCAGAAGAAACAAACAAGGCCGAATCATTCTTCAACGTAATGTACGTAGGTCAGCAATTAAAGGATATAGACTTTCTGGAAATACGGTAAAAAGAATACCTGCTGCACAAAGATTGCACAAAGCCAGAATGTTAAAAAGATATTGGAAAACTAAAGGCCGCTCAAAGATGAATAGAGTCTTATTAAAAAGAAAAATGTCTATGCGCCGCCGCAAATCAATGGGAATAAAATAATATGGCATACGAAATTATTAACACAAAAAGATCCCGCTCGATTATCAGAGTTACTGGTAATACGGCAACAACTATTCCGTTGACTTCACTTGCAACAGATGCCAATGAAGTTATCACAGCTGCATCGATTGCACACATTATTACCTCTTCTGATGGATGGATTCGCATCTATCGTGGTGATAATACATCTGCACCATTGGTTGTTGCAATGTATCAGTCAAATGACTTACCATTGACACAGTATGATATCTCTTTGGCAAATACACCTTCTGCCAATTTACATATCACCAACAGTGGTACTGATGGTACTGTGATTCTATCAGTTACTAAATCTGCAACTTATGCAACACCATTAGTAGGTATCTAAAATGAAACTAATTACAGAAAGAATTGAGAGCGTAAAGTATCTCACTGAAGCAACAGAAAAAGGTAAAAAGAACCTTTACATTGAAGGTACTTTCCTTGTTGCTGAAAAAGTTAATCGTAATAACCGCATGTACAAGATGGATACATTGCGTAAAGAAGTTAAACGTTATAACGAAGAATTTGTTAAAACAAACCGTGCATTGGGAGAACTTGGTCATCCAGACACACCGACTCTCAACTTGGAACGAGTATCACATAAGATTGTATCTTTGACTGAAGATGGCAATTCATTTTATGGTAAGGCATTGATCCTAGATACTCCATACGGAAATATTGTTAAGAATTTTATTGAGAATGATGTTAACTTAGGTGTATCTTCTAGAGCTATGGGTTCTGTAACCATGACTAGAGAAGGTTACAACTTGGTACAAGACGATTTGCGTTTGGCTACGGCTGCCGATATCGTTGCGGATCCATCAGCTCCAGGTGCATTTGTTAACGGAATTATGGAGGGTAAAGAATGGCTATTCGTTGAGGGACGATTCGTGGAAGTAGACATAGATAATGCTAAGAGAGCCATACGAAATGCTCCACAAAAACAATTAGAAGCAGTTGCATTGCAGCTGTTTGAAAATTTCATCAGAAAACTTTAATTTTATAAATAAGATATCATAAGGAGAATCCTAATGCCTA